GCCCGGTCGTTTCGTCAACAAGTCAACAGGCGCTAGCATCACTCATACTACCGGCTCAACCGCCGCGGTTGCAACTGGACCTTCCTTCACAGGTACGGTTCGTGAGTGGTACGAGACTCTTGTCGAGACTGTTATCGACGTTGCAAACGAGATTCACCGTAAGACCCTTAGAGGCTCTGCAAACTTCATGGTCGTAAGTCCTGATGTTGCTACTATCCTCGAGGCTTCGGTCCTCTACCGTCCTTCCTACACCCTTGATGGTGATGGTCAGGTGACTGGTGGAATGACTCTCGGTTGTGAGAAGGTTGGTACATTGAGCAATCGTTTCACGGTCTATAAGGACCCCTACTTCCCACGCAACAAGGTTCTTGTTGGGTACAAGGGCGGTAGCTACCTTGAGACTGGTTACGTATACGCTCCTTACGTCCCACTGATTGTCACTCCGACCATCTTTGCCCCTGAGGACTTTACTCCTCGTAAGGGTGTGATGACTCGGTATGGTAAGAAGATGGTTCGTTCCGACTTCTACGGTACAGTCACGATCCTTGACATGGACATTATCTAATAATCCCAGGTCAATGACCAAACATTTTCGGGGACCCTTCGGGGTCCCCGTTTTTGTTTTACTTTCTTTTTTGGCGCTTTATTTTTTAGTGTAAACTTAGGGAGAGTAATACAATATGTCTACAACAAAAAAATCAACCGTAGCTGGTAATGCTAAAAGAATTTCTGAACTAGAACAAGAGGTTGCTGACTTAAAGTCTCAATTGCAGTCACGTCCTGCACCAGCTGTCCAGGCCTCGCCGGCAGACAATGGTGAGGCTTTACACAATATGACTCAACTTCTTCGGGATATGGTTCTTTTGCGAAAGCGACAAATAGTGGGCTCTCAATTTGATAAGCGCTGGAATGCGTTTCTCGGTATCAATTAACTTTAATTCGAATTGTTATATGTGATTTTTTACTCGCTCGTTCTATAGTTAGAACAGGGTGAGTTATGTCTACATTTGCATTTACCAGAAATCCGACACCATTTGGTTTTTTTGATACCGACGCTGCATTTCAAGCAGAGGCAGATGGTATCATAACGTTCGTGAAGCGCAAGCTGGGTGATGACATCCTTAGCGTGGAGCTTACAAAAAAACAAATGTGGGGTTGCTTTGAAGAGGCGACTCTAGAATATGGCCGCATTATTAATGAGGCTGATGCGAAGTCACAGATATCTAACGTTCTTGGTATGCCAACAGGATCAGGTGATTCAATGACATCTGATGGCTCGCTGTTGTTCCCAAGACAAAGTCTTGAGTATCTTCTAAGGATGGCAGAGCCGTATGCATCAGAAGCCGGCGTGGGAGGCTCTTATAATACTGTATCTGGCTCTATAGACCTTGTTAAGAACCAACAAGACTACAATATCTATGAAACGCTTAAGGACACCGCCGGAAATTTAATTGTAAGCAGCAGCCTCAATAGTCCTCGAACGAAATTAAAGATCTTTGAGGTTTATCATTTCTCACCGCAGGCCGCATATCGATTTTTTGATACAACGTCTGCAATAAATTATTTGAACAATGAATTTAGTTTTGAATCGTTTACCCCAGAAACTGTCTTTTACGTTTTACCTGTATTTGAAGATGTTTTAAGGGCCGGCCAGATGGACATATCCAATAGGGTACGAAAATCAAATTATTCTTATAAGATTCAGGGCGAGAATATTCGAATATTCCCTCAGCCAACAGCAACTGACCCAAAGAACCTATGGCTACGAGTTGGGTTTTCACCAGATCCACTAAACCCATCGATAGAAGATAAGTCAATTTATGGAGTATCTAATCTATCCAACATTCCATATGGGCGTATTTCATATTCTGTAATAAACTCTGTTGGTAGACAATGGATAAGACAATATACTTTGGCACTATGTGAAGAATTATTAGGCCAAGTTCGTTCCAAATTTAGTTCGGTTCCAATTCCATCTGGTGACCTGCAACTAAACGGAGGGGATTTAATCACTCGAGGCCGAGAAGACCAGGGGCGCCTCCGCGATCAGATGGTAGAGCTTTTGGATGGATTAACCTATAGCAAAATTTTAGAAAACCAGGCAGCTGATGCTGATAATATTCAGAAGGCTCTACAAAAAATACCTATGCCGCTTGGCAAAACAATCATTATAGCTTAGGTGTCATATGGCTCGTCTTTTTATCACACCGCGAGAAGTTGATTTAATATCTGATCTCACTAAAGAGGTTATGAAAGATGTTATTGGACAAAAGATATACTATTATCGTGTTCGAGAAGATTTGACAAAAATACATGACGTCTATGAAGAAGCTATTGATAAGGTTTTTGATCCTCCCATAGATATTGATGCAACTATTGAGTGGAATTCTCCACAAATATCTACCACTCGTTTTGGTGTGGGTCAAAATCAGGACATTGGTGCTTATCTCCACTACAGAGATTTGATTGATAAAGATATCGAAATCCGAGAAGGTGATTATTTTAGTTATGGCGAAACATTTTTTGAAATAACTCAACTTCAATGGCAGTCTACAGTTTACGGTGAGGTCGAGCATACAACAGGTGTAAAGTTACAAGGTAAACAAGCTCGTAAGGGCCTAATTAATAAAGAGCCAATCGGCCCAACTGATGAAGCATATTACCCTGGAGACCCCGATGCTGTTCAAGAAGTATTTGTCCAACAACGTGGCTTTGCTGAAAATAGACTTGGCCCAACAGGCGATGTGCGTGCGCTAGTGGAAGAAGGAAAGATTCAATTACCACCTGACCCTGCACCTGCTGAGGTTTCGAAACGAGGAGATCCTTCCGAAATTGATTCTTCATTTTATGATGAGAGCTAAGGATGTCAACTAGATATAACACTACTGCATACAAGAATGGGTCACTTGATTTAGGATATTCTGGTGAAGATATTCCTGATGATTTTCACATCCCACCCTGCAATATCGAAGACGTCGACCGAGCTTTGTTCAATTTTTTTAATGAAGAATTACCATTGTTCTATAAGCGTCGAAAAGAAACAAAGAGGGTACCCATTATATTTGCGACAGGTGAACGTTTCGCAATTCTGGCAAGGAATAAACCATTAAGAGATAAAGCTGGTGCTATTATTCTTCCGTTGATCTCTATTCTTCGAAGCGGAATTGATCAATCGAATGCAAAGGGTGCAACGCACTCGCAGCAAGGACAGCAATTAATAAAGGTAAGATTATCTAAGTCTGACCCAAGATATCAGCGATTGCAGAATAGGTACGGCTTTGATAATTCGGACTCTATAGCTATTGAGGCAAATAGCAAAACAGCTGCTGGATTGGGTGGCGGAACGACCCCAGGCCGTCTTGCAACACGCCGAGAAGCTCCTGCGATTCCTATCGCTGTTTCTGGTGGCGCTATCCTCCAGCCAAATACTAGAAAGAATATTATAGAATTTATTGAAATTCCGCCAGTAAAGCAATACACTGCAAATTATGAGATTACATTCTGGACTCAATACACTCAAGAAATGAATTCTCTTTTGACTGTGATGATGGGTGGATATACACAAAATAATCAATGCACATTTTTGATAACTACCAAAGTTGGATACAAATTTACAGCTTATATCGATGCTAACCTTTCACCAAGTAATAATTTTGAGGATTTTTCTGATGATGAACGACTAGTTAAGTATAGCTTCACCGTAAGTGTTCCAGCTTACGTTGTTGCTCCACAAGAGATAGGATTACCGGTGCCTTTTAGAAGAACAGTTTCAGCTCCCGACATTAGTTTTGGCGTTTCACAATTGAGTGGCCAGATGAATGTCGGTGCGCCATCAGCTATTCCATCTGGAGAACCGGGACAGTTTATATTGCAAGATATAGACACCGACGACATGGGTATACCTGGCCAGGCGATGCCTCAGGGTATAAACAGCACACTTACGACGGGGTTCCCCGGTGCGACAACAGTGGTTTCGAAACAGATTACAATCGGATCTACAGAATCTGATTCAGTAACCACTGGTGCTTCGTATCCAAACCGACCGAAGGTAATAATTACTAAAAGAAACCCATTTACTGGGAAAGATGAGATAACCCAATTAGACGTGTTATATACAAACAATAAAAAAGGAGAGACCGTTTTTAGGGCCTCAACGCAGCCCTCTGGCGGATTATCTATAGATTTAGGTGATCTCTTCAAGGATTGATATGACATTTACCCTTTGCACGAAATAGTTATTTGTGATGAAAGTAGATCCAGGAGACCTGACTCATGGCAGAACAGACATTTAGATCCCCCGGCTTCTTTGAGCGCGAGATAGACGCGTCGACGAGACAGACCGAAATAACAGGAGTTCCAGCAGGAATTATTGGCACGGCCGAGAAGGGTCCGGCCTTTGTACCCGTTACTGTGGGTAGCTTCACCGACTTTGTAAATCGTTTTGGTGGTATTGATCCAGACCGATTTGGCCCATACGCGGTTCAAGCATTCTTAGAGAATAGAACAGCCGTGACGTATATGCGTGTGCTTGGTGCTGGCTCAAATGAAACCACAACAAACATAACGAACACACAAACATACGGCACGGTTGTTAACGCTGGGTTTGTGTTATCGGGTACTGTATCCAATTCACCATCGAATAACAGCACCGGTATGGTGCAGTTTTTGGTAGCTGACCACACAATACAATCTGGTGAAGCAGCCGCGATGCCAGCGTTCACAGACAACCCCAGCTGGGATGATAGCAATACTGCAAAGATTGTGCGAGGGGTGATTTTTAATACCGCCCAAGCTCGTATTCAAGTAATGGATCTTGGTGATACATGGTCAAGCACCATGGCCGACTCGGCTGAGCCGGGTGCCCAGGGTGAGTTTATAATAGCTATCTCTTCTTCACTTGGTACGTCCTTTTCACCTACGCCTAATAACGCTAGTTCTTTTCAGTATGGTGGCGTTAAGCTTGTTACTGCGTCGTTGAACCCCGCATCGGCATCTTATATCGCGAATGTTTTGAATACAGATCCGACAAAATTCCAGCAAGAGCAACATTATTTACATTTGGACTTTGCTGTAGAGCATGAAATCGCGAGTGTAACAGAGGGCTCTGATACTATTGCAATTTTGTCTGGCTCGCACAATGCGGGTTCGGCACTGGATTCAGATGAGGATGATGGAGACGGATATTTCGAAACGCTTTTCGGGCGATTTGATACAAGGTTCACTACCCCAACAACGCCTAAGATTATTTCGCAACCGTACGGCGGCACAGAATATGATCTATTCCGCTTTGAGAGTCTATCGGACGGTGCATATGGAAATGATAAAGTCAAGGTTTCTATAGCAAACCTTCGTGCTAGCACAAACCTCAATTATCAATATGGTACGTTTGAGGTTCAGGTCCGACGATTTAATGATACTGATCTAGCGCCTCAAATCGTAGAGAGCTATCCTGAGTGTAATTTGGATCCGACGTCAGAGAACTTTATTGGAAGAAAGGTTGGGGACTATAAGGCATGGTATAACTTTGATGCTGAGAATGAAGATGAACGCCGGATTATCGTTGGTGGAAAATATCCCAACAAATCCGTATATGTTCGTGTTGTTATAGAGGATGCCTTATATAGAGGAGAGATTCCTACTACTGCACTACCGTTTGGTTTTGCCGGTATTCCTGTATTAAAAACAACCAATTCATTAACAGATGACAGCACAAAGGCTCTTACTGTTGGAGGTACGCAATATGGTAATGTTCCAGAATCTCCGGCTGGCGTGCAAGCCGATAGACTTTATGGAAATATTACAGGCGCTTCTCTTCCGCTAACCGGATCAATCGTTCCTCCTCTACCGATGAGGTTTAAGGTCACGCGTGGT